ATGATAATTGCAATTCAATCATGAGAATACGGTGTTTGGTGTTACTTTCCTGTAAATGTGCAGGAAATCGTACTTAATAATTTCATCGATTGCGCGTTCAATCTCTTGATCGTTCTCAACATCTGAGAATTGGTCAGAAGTTTGTGCGACCCTCCCCAAGTATGCGCAGCTGTTGTAACCTTTTGTTACGTCAAAGAGAAACCAAGAAGTGAACTCTTCAAATGGATTGTAAGGATTGTCGATGGTAGTCAACGCACATGATGCCATGATTGATTCACTCCTTTCTATTTCAGATACTTAGAAACAGTAGACGTGGAAACGCCAAGTCTTTCAGCAATCTCAGCATTGCTGTAACCAGAAGAACGCATAGAGTTAATCATACTGATCTTTGCACTGCTGAGAGAAGTCTTTGCGCGAGGCGTTGCTCGTTCTCTCAGCTTGTCAATGTCTGTATACTTTAGCATCTGTGATAGTTTGTTCTCACTAATAGCACCAGACTGAATAGCTTCCCATTCACGATCAGTAATACTGATTGGGTGGCGCTGAGCACCAACCTTTACACGAGCCTCAGCCAAAGCTCTTTGGCTCTCCTTCTTCAACTCTTCCTTTGTCATATCAGGAAACGTCTGTTTCTTAGCCTTGATGACAGCGTTGGCCATCACCTGTGCCTGCCGTTCTCTAGGTGCATTCTTCAAAGCAATGTTCAGCTTTGACATGAGCGAATCGTGTTCTTGTTGATAAGTAGCTTTGGCAGAAGCAGAGTAGTTGATCTTACCTGTGGATACCAGTTCCTTGCGGGCCTGGTTGGCCATAGCCTTCATGGTATTGGCATAGGAAGCATAGGCTTCCTCCTTCGGATGTCCAGATGACAGGGTACGGGCATCGTTAGTCTCTGCCATCTGCGTACTCTTCTGAGTACGAACCTTTGTCTTACCATTCTTATCAACGTAAGTCTCATTCACTGTCTTGTAGACGAGCTCACCTGTATCAGGATCAATTCTAGGAGTTCCCTTTCTCTTCGGCACTTGGACTTCAGACTTAGCTCTTGAGATTAAAGTGTATGCGCCCTGACGATACTTACCATCCTCATCGTATCTGCCCTGGTACTTCTTCTTCAGCGCAGGAATGTCATTGTCACGCTCAGACTGTTTGTAATCCAATCCGTGTTTCTCTGCATCGATGACAACCATGCTGTGTCTTACGGCCTTAGCAATTTCGTCATCGTTAGCACCCCGTATGGTCATGTCTGTGATCAAGTTGGAGATTTTACCCATCTCCGTCTGGGTTGCCTTCATCTTACGAAACTCTTTCCCGTTACGGTAGTAGTGGGTTGTTCCATCTGCATCCACTGTAGTTGTATCATACTGGTACGACTTGGAATCAAACCCTTCCAATCCCTTCAAAGGAGGTTTCGATGCAATTTTCACCTTACTGTTGCTAGGGATAACCATGACCGTATCTCCATCAAAGTCAGCACCAGAAAGACGATCAGCAACTTTCTTGTTGATACCAACCGCATCGATCGGATTCGTACCAATCATACGTCTTCCTTCCTGCTGCTTATTGTTCACAGTAAGAATAGGAATCTCAAATGTACCGCCATGAGGATAGCGTACCAGAGCAACCTGTTCACCATCCTTATAGTTGGGAGCATAAATCTCATTATCCTTGATACTGGTAAGAGGAAGAATAACCTGGTATCTTTGCCTGGGCAGTGCTGCTGCTTTCAGATGTACAGAAGCAGAGTCACAATCATCAGCAAAGGTTTGGAGCAGATGCTTCTTGATGGTAGGATTAGTCAACGAACAAATCTCATCGTACTCGGCCTTCTTATCTGCGATAGATAATCCAAGCTGTTTCCGAATCAAATACATATTTTGCTTTGACAGGAACTGTGAAGGAAGACTGTGACTCCATTTGTCCCAATCGCCCTCATCTGCTCTCTTGTTGATAAGAGAAAGATGTTCCTCGCCATCGTCACCAATATAATAACTCTGACCACCGTGCTCTTTAATCAAAGAACCGAATGGATTATCAGGGTCCTTTTTAATCTCCTTCAAAACCTTATCCTGCGGTGTGCCCAACTTCTTATTGGTGTTGAAACGAATATCAATACCGTCGGGAAGGTCATCTGCATAGACGGCCATTCCTTTGATGTAATGAGTGCCATCGACAAGAATACGAACCTGTGAGTAGTTGGCTTCACCGAGAGAAATATCTTTTACTCCACGACGAAGTTCAACAAGCCCGTCTTTCGATTCACCACCTTGCTCAGCGTAGCAAATATCAAGACGTTTGGAATCCAGACTTGCTGGATACACAAAGGCCGGTCTCACTTTGGAGCCGTCATCTGTCAGAATCTGATCATAGTCCCGTACAGAGTGAACATTAGCGTAGTCGTAAATATCCTTATGCTCTGTGCCAGGAGGACAAAGCACCTTGATGTTTGTCTGCTTGCCGGGATTGGTAACCTGAGGAACACCGCCGCCATAGGTTGGATAACCCTCAAGCTCCAAAATATAAAGAGCCTGATCGAGCTTCTCCCGTGAGATGTTGCCAAGCTCCCGCTCTACACCGGCACCGACATCGACCATTCCCTTTTCATCGACAATCTTCTTCAGAAAGTCGGCGGTGGTGCGAGCCTGGTTCATACGGGCTTCTGAGTTCTCGTTCAGCAGTGAGCGAATAGACGAGTCGTTTTTGTAACCCATCTCCTGTGCAATCTGGTTAAGAGAATATCCTTTCTCCCGAAGCTCCTTTGCTCTTGCAACCTCGGCCGCACGACGCTCATTCTTGGCCAATGCTTTCTGGACTCGAAGTTTTGTCGTTGATGGCTGACCCTTTTCATTTACCAAACCCATGGCTTTAGCGATCTCGGGTTCACTCATCCCCTGACGTTTCATGTCCTCAATGCGAGTCAGAAAGTCACCGCTATGCTGGTTCGGATTCTCACCGCTGCCAAGAGGATAGCGACCAGAACCTCTGCCAGGAGAGCCATCTAGCTTTCCAACGCCGTAGTGCATCAAAATGTCTTCTGCTACTGGATTCATGGCGCTACACCCTCTCTTTGATTTGGTTGATAATTTTGTCGAAGTCAACAATCTTGTCGATGATGGTGGAAATATCAATCGGGTCAGGATTGTGAATCAGAGCTTCGTTGTTCTGATAGATTCTAAGCTCCATGTCAATGTCATCCGGTTTCAGCTTGTACTCCAAACAGAAAAGAGCAGCGTAGATTTCCAGCTGCTCCATATGGGCTTTTGTGACACCGGTCTTCAGGTCGTGGATTCGGAGCATCTTATTTCGGAAGGAAATTGAATCGGCTGTACCAAAGCAATTCTCCGAAAAATATAAAACCTGCTCAGGAACCATCTTGTACCCGATTGCGTCGTTGACATACATATTCAGTGTCTTACGAGACTTGGGGAGCTTCTGCCCCAGCTTGATACATCTGGCGGCAAAGTCATGAAGCTCGGTTCCCTTCTGTACCGCCAGAAACTTAGAATATGTATCTGCAACTTTCTCCTCATCGTAATTTATCCAGTGGTACCGACTTGCACCAAGAAAGGCGTGTTTGCCCTCAAGGTCCGAATGCTTGTTGAAGATCATGAATCACTTCCTCCTTGTTCTCCGGGCAGATGAATCGAGAGAAAGACATCTCGTCCATCTTGTTGACGTAATAGGTTTGGTTCGGACGCCGCTTTGCAGTGGCGCTCTGCTTACACTCCAACGTGGCCCACTTGTCCTTGTACAGAATGAGCAAATCTGGGATGCCTTGCATATAGCTGGAATCCAACTTCATGACAATGCACCCTTTGAAAATATCTTTCAGCTCTCTAATCAGAGATGCCTGAAAGTCTCGTTCTAACTTTGTACCGTTCATCCAAGTGAGCCTCCTTTCCAAATTAAAAGTTCGAGAAAGTGCGTATTCTACTCTCTCTCCATAACAGGGCATGTTTTTTTCGCGTACCCGATTTTGGGTGAAAATATCAATTTGCTGGTGTGGCTCTCGTCCGAACACTTCCGTTATACTTCCGTTACTCTTCCATCACTCTCGCGTCCAACTACAGCGCCGCACACCATATTTGCCCTAATTTTAGGGAAGGGTTCGGACGCCCTCCCCGGAATATCCATTTCCTCCCAAAAGCCGCGATTTTGACCCTTATGGACATTTGGACACTTTTTTCGCTATTTATATATATTTTTTAATTTTTTTCTTCGCATTAAATAAGAAAAAAAAGTGTCCAAATGGTACAAAGGCAAACTATGTAACGCTATGTAACGCTATGTAACGGTTTGTAATGGACAAAACCGTTTTCAAAAGTGTCCATAAAGTGTCCAAATGTCCACAAAATCGCCAAATTTCTTCCAGTTTCTGCCAAAGTTTTCAGACAAAAGTGTCCATAACCCAAATAAAAGTGTCCAATGTACCACTTACAGAACCAAAAGTGTCCACAAATTTTGCAAAAAAATAGGCCAAGATTCGCTCGTTTTTGAGGAAAATTGGCCCATTTTTATTAGTGTTGACGCCTGTGGTAAGCCTGATTTCTCCTGAACACAGGCACGTAGTTGTACCGCTTCCGCTCAATATCAGGACAAGTCTTCATCCGCTTGATGACGAGCGCTCGGATATACTCTCCTACAAGAAGCGGTGACACATGATGCCGGTACAAATATTTGTAGAATTCGTTCTTCATGTCACAGCCCAAGGTTACTTCCACTCCTTCCCTGTCCGCTTGTCCAGCAGACAGATACGCCCCTTCACCTCAAAGCCTGCAAGTTCGCAGACGTGAAAGATGGTATGCAGGAGCTTAAAAAACCGCTCAGAGTCAGAGGGCTTCTTACGCTTCTCTCGCGGCTTACGCTCAATGGTCTTTTCGTTCTTTTCAGTTTCCATACAATTATCCTTTCTTACCCCAGTCTTCAAGGTCAACGCCGATCTCTTTCAGCTTGTGAGTACACAGCCAAATATCATCTGTGTTCTCAAGCTCGTATCGGCTGACCAACGCTTTTAGGGCGGAGTTAAACCCATCGTAAAAGCGCTTTAATCTTGTCGGCCCGAAGCCGAACTGGTCATGAAGCGTCCATAATATCAACGCCTCAATTTCCAGTTCATGCTTCAAGTCGTATTCAGCAATCTGTCTCTGGATTTCCAAATTCATCGCCTTCCGCTCAGCGGCAGTCAGGTCCGCACCAAATATCCTGCCACTGGCTTTCTTCACTCTCACAGAATCCAGTTCTCCTTTGCAAAGAACATAGGTCCGGCAAGAATCAGGGCGATAACAAGGAATGTTACATCGTGGTCAATTACTGTGCTGGCGACACCACCAACCAGCAAAGCCAGGGCAACCAGCTTATTTCTCAGGAGTTCTCGCTTCCACATACTCTCACCTCAAATATCATTTACCGCCCGGTGCAGGTCTCTCTCAACATCAAACCCATCAGGGAACCGGGTCTTGAGCTTGTCGATGTTGGTCTGCATCACGTCGTCCATACAAATATCCAGAGCTGTACAAACCTCGGCGATCATCCATAGACAGTCGCCCAGCTCTTTCTTCATATGCTCCTTGTCCATAGGGTGGCCCTGATATTCCTTCTGGAGGATACCGGCAACCTCCCCTGCCTCAGATGTCAAGCCGTAGACAGCGTGACGAAGCATGGACTCTTTATCGTTGTAAGGGATGCTGCAAGTCCTCATAGCGAGGGCCTGATACTCATGTCCAGTCATACAGTTTCCTCCTTCTGGAAAGTAAAATTAAGAGTCCCTCGGGACGCATCACCCAAGAGACTCTTCATCAGTGACACCAGCTCATCCACGTTGATGTCGCCCTTCAATGTAATAGAAATATCAGTGGTAATTTTAGGTTCCTCCTTTTCTGTCACGATGGGTTCGGGTGGCTCCACAGCAGGCTCAGAAATATCAATCGTCTCCGTCGGCTCCTGATACTCCTCCCCTGCAATGAAGCAGTCCCAGCGTTTCTTTTCCTCTTTGCTCATCACAAGACCTTTTGGTCGGAATGTAACTTGTAAATCATGGTAGATAGCGTAACCGCTAACCGTAGACGGGTCAACACCAAACATCTTGCCTAGATTTATGGTTGACACACTATACTTGTCAACCATGTTCTGGAGATATTTCCCTTGTGTCTCTCTCGGCAACGCCTTAAACTGCCCCCAAGAAATAGGTCGCGGTTCTGTAAGCACATCAAAGTCGGGACAAACCTCAACAGGAACACGTTTGCCGCCAGAGGGGTTATTCTTCCAGTGAATATCGAGTTGATGCCTCTTACAGTGAGTAGAGATAGTATTACCCCTAACTCCCATCGCGTTAGCAATCTGTTGCTGTGTTGCGTTGTAAGTATCAATTACGTTTTGCAGATACTGTTGCTGTTCTTCACGGGGTAGCGACTTAAACCCTTCCCAAGACATAATACCAATCGAATCAGACACGGTCGTCCAATCTTCCCCTGCTATGAACATTTCCCACCTTCTGTTTTGATTGGCCGTAAGTTTACCACTATTCGTTGGCAGAGTCACATTCAGCTCGTGGTCAGATATCCATTTCCTTAAGGTTCTGGGGTCAGTCCCAAACATCTCTCCGATATAGTGAGAACCAACCTTAAAATTATCTACAAGGAACGCAAGGTACTCTTGTTGCAGGTCCAACGGCATCTCCTTGAACTGAGTCCATGACATAGGCTCGTTCAAATTAAACGCCTTCACTTCCCCATTCTTCTCCTCCCACTCCTTACGGGACATCCCGTCCGTAGGCAGCGAACACTTCTTGCTCTTACTGCCGTTCTTCTTATGGATAGCATTCTTAGCCAGCCATTTTCTTTGAATGCTCTCATAGGTGAAGTCGTCCATACAATTACCTCAACTTTCAAATATAATTTCGTTGTCACAATAAAAAAGAAGAGCCTCCGTAGAGGCCCCTCTTCTTCGGTCGGATTAGAATTTCAGCTATTCTCACCAACAATCAGCTCACTGTACGGCAGTTCCCGAATCCAATCACAGAAGACGTGCCACTCGTCCAGCTTGTGGTCCTTACGGGAAATATAAATGTTCCGCAGGACCTCGTAGTTCAGCATAACCGTCCGCTTCTGGTTGTAGGAAGAAGGCAGAAGCTGAATCATCTGCCACCAGTAGCGCTTATCGTCGGTCTGCAAATATAAATCTCTGCAACGGTTGAGCATATCAATCGTAACATTCAATACCCCCATAGGACTCAGAAAATGATCGCCTCCGAGCATGATAATCGGGCCTTCTGTGGTAACTCTCGAAGTCAGGTCATCGGCAATCTTGACAACAACGCCGTCTCTCCATTCGGGAAAATCATAAAAAGAAATCAGATGCTCTGTACTGAAATCCTCCAGAGTAAACTTCTTAGTATGAATCTTATGCATAGTGGAGCAAGAATTCACCACCGTACCAACCTTGTAGGTGTCAAACTCCTTCCACCAATACAGCGGAGCCAGAATATCAACCCATACAGGAAGCATCCGAAGATACTTGCCGTGCACAGGGCCACCAGAAGCCAGTCGCATAGCCAGGTCGTGGTCATTCTTACCCATGTGAAGAAAAGATCCCGCGCCACAGTTATGCGCAAACGGAACGATTTTCGAGTCCATGCGGTCCCAGCTGTTCATAGGGTTCCGCATACCTTGAATGACCATCTTCCATTGATCGGGAGAAGCGGTCAGGAATTTTTCAATTTTCAGCATGGTTGTTCTCCTTTCCGAAGATGAGATCGCGCCAGGACATCTTGACAGTGAAGCTAACACAGCCACCAAGTCGCAGACCGATCATAAATCCCATTCCCCAAATAATGCTTTCTTTCAAGGTTTTCATCGTTTTCATTTTTACGATCTCCTTTCAGAACAAAAAATATAATTTCGCAAAAAGTAAAGAGCCCGCATACGCAGGCCCTCACCCTTCCATAATACACCTTGTAAATTTTGCGCACCTACACGGCTTCCTTAAATTCAGGATGGAATCGCAGGAACTCCTCAGGTCGTGTGTACCCCATGTTCCTCACGTCGTCATACCTGTCTACAGGGGTTCTGTCTCCATGCAGAACACGAGTGTGATACACGCCGTTGTCATGCAACTCAGCCGTAACCTGCAAGCTCTCACCGCATCCAAGAGGTACAGGCTTAGAAACATAACGCCAAGTCATTTCAAATCATCCTCCATCAAATTTGTATGTACCCGCGAAGCAATCTGCTTACCCATGTCGATACCGGTAGAATATCCCTGGTCGTAACCATCGCGGAATCCTTCGTCCTTACCCTTCTCATAAGCGTGGTCAAACTCGTCCTTGTAAAACGCGATCATAGTCGAAACGAGAAATATGATCACAATAACCTTCAAAATTGCTGTAAGCATTTCAACACGCTCCTTTACTTTCTGTAGTATTCTTCTTTCAAATATCGACTGATAGCTTCACGGATAAGCTCAGCACGATTCATGCAGAGTTCATTTGAAGCCTTCTTCAAAGTCTTAGACTCGTCTTCTGTCAGCATCAGCTTGTATTCGACAATACGCGGATGCTCAATTCTTGGTCTGCCTCTTCCCATGGGTATCACCGTTTTCCTTTTCTATAATTGTTTTCAGATACAAGAACATGTGTCTGCACAATGCTGAGTATTTGCATCTGACATAAATTGAACCAAAATATGGTACGTCTTTTGCAAACATGACTTCTGTAGTATCAGCAACCGGAACAAACTCCAAACATCCATGACAATAATCCATCACATCTAATTCGATCAACTATTTCACTCCTCTCACAAATCCGGTCTCGTTAAACTTCTTCTTGGCTTTTAGTGCCTTGCTGATTGCCAGATCAATCCCAGACCGGCTTTTCAGGTGGTAGAAATATAAATCGGTATACGGCGTGTTTAGCCTGTCAATCCGACCGCTGGCCTGTATCATGACTTTGTACGAGTAATTCTGTGAGTAGAATATAATCGTGTCGGTTTTGATGCAGTTCCAGCCCTCGGCACCAGCAGTGTACTGCACAAGGTACACCCATTTCTCGCAATCGGGAATGGGCTGATGCTTGTGTCCGTTCCACTCGGCGATTTCTACTCCTTCGCCATAGTCGAGCCCTTTCAGAATCTCCAATTCGTAGTCAAAGTTGTAGAATATAATCACCCTTGGATGCTGAGTGGTCAAACCAGCCACAACCTCACTCCTACAGGGGTCAGAATTGACAACCTTTCTGAGCGCATAGCAGAACTCGCTCGCGTTCTCTATAGGCTTGTCGTTCCAAATATCCCAGCGGTTCTTGGTGATCTCCTTATATTTGACCGGGTCATAGGGCACGTAAATATCCTCGTGGTGAGGAACAGTATGCCGTCTGAACTCCATATTAACCAGGATGCTGTTTCGCAGACGTATCAGTCTCCCAGTGTTCAAATATCTATCCACCTGGGGAAATTTGCTGAATCGTCTGAACACCACATGCTCCCTCATGAACTCTGTTCGGTTCTTGTAGAAGCCATTGGCCAGGAACACCGGAATATAATCCAGCCAAGTGTCTCCAGGTGTGGCAGATAGTAGAATCCACCGGTTGCTCTTAGTGATCTTCAGAAACGACTTCACCCAGGCCCCGTTGCCGACCACTCGCTGCTCATCAAATATAAAGAACGCGCCTGTCACGTCCGTATACTTCCGAATGTTGTTCCACGAGTCCACCACAACCTTATTGCCGTAGAGGTTTACCTCAGGGTTGGTAGAAAGAAGAAAGGGCGAAAACTCGCCCTCCCATTCTAACGTGTCTCGTTTCCGAGCAGTGGTGATAACGTACAAATCCTTCGGCGGGTCGTCCATCGGAATATAACAATCCGTATCGAGCTCACCGCCATTGAGCAGGTAGTAATAGGCCAAAGCCGTTCTAGATTTGCCGCTGCCAACGCCACCGCAAAGAATACAGCCGTTTTTCATATCCTTCACGGCGGCCTGCTGGTAGTCGTATAAGCTAATCCCGGCCATTGTTCCCGTCAAAGAACTCATCTGGATTGTAAACTTTTACACCCGTTGCTTTCGGATATAACACATTAAACGCTCTTGTAGCAACGTGTTCTCTTCTGACCTCAATCTTGGGGACTTCATACGGTTCCTGAGGAAATCTGAGCCAAATATCGAAATCGGTAATCATAGCTGCCTGACCAACCAGGTCCTCGGCACGGTCAATCAATTCCTGACCGGACGCCTTGACCATAGCGATCAGCTTTTCACGATACTCCATAAAATAACACCACTCTTCAATACTCATCCGGGAACAGGACGGTCGTAATCTTCCGATCGGACTCCGTGATAATCCAAATATCAGGGACATCCACATCTTTGTAGACCGACATCAGACGGCCGCCGTATTTCAGCGCTGCCTCGTTCACCTTGATGTCATCTTTACAGAGATCTCCCCAGATGCCTCTGCGGTGACGCTCGATTGAATAGGCGACGAACGTCTTGAACAGAAAATCACAGTCCATACGCGCTGCTATTCCGGCGGTGACAACAATCTTGCCCAGTTCAAATTTTCCTTCCATGAGTGTCTCCTTTCAGAAATATAATTCAGTTAAACGGCAAATCGTCTTCCGGGTATTCCTCGTCGGCATACTTGTCTGCAAACTCGTCCTCTTCAATAGTTACATACATAGTCTTCAAGTAAGCCTTGATACCCGACTTACCGTTCACTTCCCAATGGTACGGACGGACAGTCAGGTCCACATTGTTGATCTCCGCATAGTCCAGAGAGTCAATGGATTCCTCGTCCAGCTTGGTCTTGTTCCGTCTGGTCACCATGACGACCTTCGGCGGGATGTTCTTGAAGGACACCGCCACCGGCAGATAGTACCGAGGCTCATCCTCCTCATCTCTGGGACGAAGCATACGGACATTCCATCCGTCATCCGTCAGCTGCTGAACCATCTTCTCTTCATCGATAATGACACAGAAGTTGCGGTTCCCAGCACGGTTGTACTTGTCCTCCCGTCCGGCAAAATTCCGGAAAATGATACGGGCGTTCTCGAATATGAGAATTTTGGTGTTAGCAGGCATAAATATAACTCCTTTCTGCCAAATAAAAAGAGAAGAGCCCGTTTCAGGACTCTTCAATCTCTTTCAGGATATACCGAATGTAATCTTGGCTTCGTTTAGCTTTTTTCCATATACGATACCATTGATGTAAATTTGACAAGTCGCCTCTGATGTAATGATTGCTCATACTCTTTTCGGCAGTCTTTATCACTTTTACCACAATCTTATCGCAAGAACGCAATAACCAAATACCAATCTTACGTTTCATTACACTCACCTCCGTAATAGGCGGTGTAAATGTCGCGCGTCAAAACGGCAACTCTTCCTCGTCCTCAGTGAACCACCAGAAGTCGCCATACTGAGAAATCGTGTCCATAGCTTCAGAGACAAGGCTCTCATAATACCGACGGTCAATATCATCCTCCTTGCCAAGTTCCTTGACCATCTCGGATTCCAGCCAGCGATAGCCCTTGGAGCCAGTGGCAGCGTAATACTTACCGTCTTTCTCCCGCATCAGCAGACCGCCACCGCAGCCTTCTCTGATCGGGCAGAACTGACCAACCTTACCGATGAAAATATAATTGTGGCCAGGCGCAATCTGATTGAGAAGCTCGTCTTTGTATTCATTGTAGCTTTTCTCTTCATACACGCCTTTTTTGTAGTCCCGCTCCAACGTCTGTAGACTCTTCTCATACCCGGACACGTCGGGATAGCCCTCGTTCATGTCCAAATATAACGCTGTGCTGACGGACTTGGTCTCACACATATCCTCAAATGTTGGCTCCTCCTTGGTAAAAAGCCGCTTGAACACATACGGAACCTGGAATTGGGTGCCAGTGGCCGTCCATTCACCGTCATGCTTACCGCCAAAGTATTTGGCAATATAAACAGCGTCGTTGACCAGACACATTCTGTCGTACGTAGCCTCGTGCTCGAAGGTGTAACCGTACAGCTTACCGTAATCCATGACAAACTGGATAATATCATCCGTAGCGTTCGGAATCTTGATAGAATCCGTCTTGATGTGAGCGACGGTAAAACCACGCTTTTGCACCTCATGCTTCAAATTGACCATGAACAGAGCGCCACGCTTGGCCACGATGTTATCCTTGTTACGAATATCACGGAAAGGATTGTCGAAGGTGGCTGCTGTGAGGCCGTAGACAGAGTTGATGGCGATTTTCAGTGCCTGAGCCAGGTCTCCTGCTGCCTCGTCATCAGTCAGGTATTTAGCCAATTTCCCACCGAGCATATTTTTGGCTTTAGCAAGGTCGCCATGCTTGATAGCGAGCCGCGCATCCAAAATATCCTTGAACCGCTGCGTGTACTCGTTGCCGAAGAGGTTCTCTGCCACGATACTGCTCGGGTGCATCGAGGCAATATCCAGCAAAGCAATGTCCCGGTACATACCAGGTTCGGCATAGACGTAGCCGCCTTCACCGACTTCTTCACCACGGTATGTAGACTTGCCAGACTCGAAAATATAACCGGGGAAGATCGGTCGTCCCTTAATGTCAAAGCAGGTGTACTCAGGGTCATACGGGTCACCGATTTCGTCCTGAATCGCAGCCAAGTCGCCCATGTCACGATAGTTGAACTGGTCCTGAGGCTTGCGGTTCCGGCCAAATATAATCCTGGTGGTCAGGCTGTTGGTCGTATCATTGACCGTCATCTCGGCGACATCCGCCAG